GGGCAAAATACTCATAAGCTCCGACAGGGCCTGCAACGCTAAAGCTTTCGGGGGCAAGCAGGATGCGTTGGCGGTATGCCTCATCAGATTCTTCCGCCGCGCCGCCCGTCGGCACAGTAGTGTTGACGGCTGTAACGCCGTCAATCGGATTGATAAGCGTATTAACCTGACCTACGGCAAAACCATTACCGGACACGCCGGTTTGGAGGCAGATAGCCTCCAAATCCAAAGTACGGCTTGACGGTGAGAGCGTGCCGGATGCAACCGTCCGAAACACGGTCGCCCCGGCGGCCACTTGAGTGCCTTGTGCAATCAAAACAGGCTCCGCTTTGGCGGTAGCCAACGTAAAACGGATGGTGCAACGGGCGGCGGAGGCTTCAAGCCGCGGGGTATTGACGTCGTCGCCGCACAAATCCAGCATCAGCCCCGTGGCAAAGCGCGGGTGCTGTTGGCGGTAGGCCTCATTGACCGCTTTGCGCGCCAATGTCTCGCGGTAGGCATAGGTATTGATCAGCAGCCGTTCGATATGGGCGGGTTGCAGGGTTTTACCGCTGCGGGACTCATAATCCGTAATGGTTTGCGCCAAGATTTCGGCCAGGTCATCCGGAACCGCCTTAACCTCGTCCCGATTGAGTTTGCTCAAATCCATGCCGCCTGCTCCAATCTGATGTCTGTGCTATAAATCTCGCCCGCCACCTCATCCGCGACGCGCCAGTAAACCGTCATGGTCAGATGAGGCGCAGCGCCGCCGAAAATAATGTCTTCGACTACTACCCGCTTTTCCCACGTCTGTATTGCCAACATGGTTGAGCGGACGACATTCGGGACAAACACGTCTTCGGGCGTGTCCAGCCATTTGTAATGGTCGCAGCCGAAATCAGGACGGGTAACGTCCGCACCTTTGCGGGTGGACAGGATATTGCGGATGCATTGGTCGATGTCGTCCGCGCCCTGAACCACGCCCGAACCGTCGGGCGCGAGCTGCCAGTGTTTTGAGATGGGCGCGGCGTAAAACATCAAAAAATCCCTGTATCGCTTATAGATACAGGGATTGTAGAGAAGGCCGTCTGAAACGCCTTTTAATGCGGTTTAATGATTTTTCGGTTCGCCGGTTTGCCCGCCTGAATCGCCGTCATGGATGTGCTTGCCGATGTTGATGCCGTTGACGATGAGGTCGCCGGTGATGTTGACTGTACCGTTGATATTTGCCGCCGCGCCGCCGCCGTCATTGCTGGCCGTCAAACCTGCGGTATAAGTCAACATCCCTTTTACTGTCGCATCGCCCGTGATTTCCGTCTCCGGCGATTGGATGTCCACTTTTTTCGCCGCTTTGATTCGGACTTTGCCCGGCGTATCAACGACCACCTCGCCGCTGCGGCGGGCGTGCGAGATGACCGTGCCGTTGGTAAACCGTTTGACCCATTTGTTTTGGTCGGATACCGGCGGTTTGTCTGCGGCATTGTAAATCGCGCCGATAACGCAGCCGGTCTCACCCCGCACATCCAGCAGGCAGACAACCAGCTCCCCCACATCGGGGAGGCTGTAAAACCGGTTGCCGCCCGCCGCAGGTGTCGCCATAGGCAGCCAGTCGGTTACCATGTCGTCGAGTACGGGGATTTTGACCCGCAAACTGTGCGCCGCCGCATCAATCGCCGATACAATGCCAAATTGCATCGTTGCTGTAAAATCATGGGTTTGCATTGTTTTTATCCTCATCTGCGACATACTCCGTCATTTTGATCTCCAATTCGGTCGTCCATCCGCCGTGGCGTGTGAAATCATGTCTTGATTGCTTGACCAGATATTTACCCGAGAACTTGCCAAATCCTTTAAGCCGTACCATTTGACCCGCCACCAACAGCGCATTGCCAACCAGTGTAACGGTACCCGCACATTGGTCGTCCTGCGCATCCGCCAATTTGGCATCTGCCCTGGCATTTAATTGCGCCGCGCTCTCACCCTTATTCGGCACGATACGCAATGTATCGCCCGTGCTGCCGTGTTTGGCTTTGCCGCGTCTTGATTTGCTGCTGCGGCTGGCCGACACGGTCTGTTTGGATTTCGGATCGTAGCCTTTAACATCTACTTTGGACGGCACACCCTTAATCAAATCGCGAAGGCGGATACGGATGATGTCCTCGGGCAGCAATACTGCAACGGCAGGACGCTGTTTTAGCTCGGCATTATCGACAAATACCAGTTTGTTGCCGACGATTTTAAAGCTGTGGCCATACTCCTGCGCCAAACGTGCTAAAAACTCAATATCACGTTCCTGATACTGCGTCACCCGTTTGATGGGGATGTTTTTGACCGTACCCGTTACCTCCAGCTTCAGACGGCCTGCCACCTGACGGACAATGGCGGCCAGAGTCGTGTTTTCATACGCCTTGCCGCGCAAAGTGCGACTGGACTTGGTAATCCCGGTCGATAGGGCCTTCAGGCTGACCGTCGACGGCGGATGGTTGTATTCAATCTCGGCAATTTCAAATTTGCCGAAAGAGACCAGCCCGGTAAATTGGTCGCCCAGGCTCAAAGACAAAGCATCGCCCTGTTCAGGATACCAATTACGCAGCCAGCGTCCGTCCGTATCCTCAAAATCGACCTGCAATTCGTCCGACTGCCCCTCAAGGTAATCGGTATAGCTGAACGAAATCAGATAAGGCGCGACATCTGCCGTTATATCCTTGTCTTCGTAAGACAGGACAAAATCGGGCATGGTAACCTGATGGGTACTGCCGCCGCCGTCAAGGCCTTTTGATTTTAAAAACGCGCCTAACGCATCCACGGCGGCAGCTCCTCTTGGTTGTTTTTCGGCTTGGTTTCGAGGACGGGGACAAAGACCGTCAGGCCACCCGTAAACTCCTCCGCCAACGGCAAGTGAGGATTGGCCGCAATCAGGCCGTCAATCAACAGCGCATTGCCGTAATGCTTATGCGCAATCAAATCCCAGCGGTCGCCGTCTTGGGTGGTGTAGCGTATTACCGCACTCATCATTTATCCTTTCTTGCCGCCAGCCAGCCGGTCAAAGCCTGGGCAGCGGCAGAGCCGTTTGCCATCGCATCAGATGCCTCGGCAACACCGTCTCCAACGGCAGCCAGCCAGCCGCCGATGGAGCCGCTCTCATACCCGGCACGCAATGCACCGACGGCACCGCCCAGCCTGTTGGCCGCTTGCCCTGCCTGTAATGCAAATTCAGCCGCGCCTTTAAGGTCGCCGAAAATCACCGTTACTTCGGGCAAGGCATTGAGCCGTCCTAAAGTGCTGCCACCGATATTGAGTGTGTCCCCCAACAGGTTTAATACCCCTGACGGGTCGTTTTTCAGATTTTTGGCAGCCTGTATCAGATTCTGCATATCACTGATACCCGCCTCGGCCGCTCGGTAAATTTTCACGCCTTTCTCCACCGCCGAAATCAATTTGCCCGCTTTTGCCTGCACACTCTCCGGCAATAAGGACAGGAGCGGATTTTGCCCGCCCGACTTGACGGCAGGAGTCGGGAGCGGATTATTCGGGTCACCGACAAACTGGGTCAGCTCCACATCCAATTCACGCGCCGCCGTCCGGCCTTGCGCGTCCTGAATCAACGTGCGCTCCGTCAGCCGCTCAAGCACAAACCATCCGACAAAACGGCCGCTGCCGTAAACCAAAGACACCGCCTGCTGCGCTTCCAAAGCCGACAGCAGACCCTTATAAGCCGTGTCGGGATTGCCCAGCCGCCAATGCAGCTTGAGCGAAAAACGCAGCGTCGTCAGCTCGTTTTGCAGGGCCTGCAGGCGCGGACGGCCTTTCAAGACCTCATGTTTGGCAAAATTGGCGGCATGCTGAGTTTCCAAAGACGTAAAGCTGTTTAAAAGCTCAAATCGCACATCACCCAACATCGCATACATCAATAAGCCCTCCGTGCTTTGTCGTCCATCATGCAGCGGAACATTGCTTCAAATTCACGCAAACCGATTTGCAGTGCAGCCGCAATCTGCTGAGGATTACCGCCCGGCGCATTGATGGTCGGATTAAAATGGATGGTCACACCACCAGGGGCGGACGCAGCCTGCTGTGCCTGCTCGAAATCTGCACGATGACCGGATAGACGCGCAGCAACATCAGCACGTAACTGACCGACACGGTTCGTAAAACTGTCTTTCAGACGGCCTGCCCATGTGCCGATAGTACCGATTGGCCGGCTGGCCGTACGGCGGATACCGATATCCAAACCTTGGGTGATAAAGCCGCCAAAACGACGGAATTCACGGCTTGGAGAATGGATATCCATTACCGCTTGGAATTTAGCCTTAATCGAATTACCGATAGAGGTAATCGTGTCATATACTAAAGCTGCTGCTGATTTAATACCGTTAACCAAACCGCCTATCAGCATTCTGCCGAAACCGCTGAATTTCTCGGGTAGTTCGATACCGAACCAAGACAGGACACTGCGGAATGCGGAATAAAACGCACCCAGCGGCGACCAGTTCAGAATCAGACCGAGTATTCCTTTCAGACCTCCGTCAAAGGCGGTTTTCATTTCAGTGATTTTGTTGCCGACCCAGCCGACGATTGCTGTGATTTTCTCGCCTATCCACAAACCTACCGATTGGCCGAAACTGCGTGCCCCGCCTTCGGCAACTTGAGTGGTGCTGAAAAAATCTCCAAAGAAATCCAATAGCGGCTGAACCAGCGGCCTGACCGTATCCCACAAACCGCCCAAGACTGAGGAAACGGCAGCTACAACCGGTGCAATTGCAGTATAGATACTGTCCCAAGCAGCAGACAATGCAGTAACCAAAGCATTGAAAGCTGGCCTCAACGGCTCTAATCCTTTCAACAGCCCATCCCACAGCCCGGCAAAAAAAGCCTTAATTGGATGCCACGCCTTGTAAATTGTCCATCCAACCAGAGCAAGTGCGCCGACGGCCAAAACCAGCGGCCACATTGCTACCAGCGAAGACAGGCTGAAACCGAGCATGGCGGTTCTTGCCGCTCCCAATGCACGCATGACGACTCCCAACCGACCAGGCAATACGCCCAACCCCAAGCCGCTTTGCATCACCGTCTGGGTCAAAATCGCCGTCGCCTTCAAAGAGAGCAGGCCGCTTTTTAAAGCCAAATAAGTCGCACGCGACCGGTTGGCAACGACCATTACCCCAAACATACCGACTTTAAAAGCCAAAAGCGATGCCGCCGTACCAATAATCCCTTTCGTCAATACGGGATGTTTCTCTGCCCAGTCCGAGACGATGTTGGCAATTCTGATGCCCTTATTCAAAAAGTCATTAACGGCAGGCAGAACCATCGCACCCAACTGTATGCCGAGTTCCGACAGCCCATTTTTGAAAAGCTGGATTTGATTGGCGGTCGTTGCCGAACGGTTGGCAAACTCACGTTGCATCGACCCGAGATATTTCAAATTTCCCGAAGCATCGCGTTCTTCCAGCAATGCAAGTTGACGATTGTACTCGCCGATGTTGTTGGCGAGCATCATGGCGTCGTCGGCATAGTTCCTGCCGAACAACTCCAGCAGCATGGGGAATTGTTCCGCTTTCGGCAACTGCTTGACCCTAGCCAACAGGTTCAGCATCGCACCGTTGGCATCTTTGTCCATCGCAGTGGCAAATTCCTTAGTCGTCAAGCCCAGTTCTGCTAGCTCTTTTTTCGCACCACCCGCCTTCATCACCGACATCGAAGTAATCATGCCCTTCATTGCCTGCGCCGCGAGTTCGGGGGCTTTACCCATACTCAGGAAGGTGCTGCCCAATGCCGCACCTTGGTTTTCCGTCATACCCAACTGCTTGATGTCACTGCCGACACGGGTCAGGACGTTGACAATATCCGCCGCTTTGGAATTTGCATTGTCCGAAAGGTGGTTGATGGCGTCACCCAATATGCCGATTTTAGAAATCGGTATCTGCAAGACGTTGGACAGTGTTGCCATAGATTCGCCTGCCTGTCCTGCCGCCATATCGAATGCCACCCCCATTTTGGCGGCATCTTCGGCAAAGCCCTTCAGGTGTTCCCGAGCAACTCCGGACTGCCCACCTGCGGCAACGATGGCAGCAATTTCCTTGCCCGCCATAGGAATCTTGCGGGTCATTTTCAAAATGTCCCGTTCCATCTCCTTGAATTGCTGCGGTGTATCGAAATCGACCACCTTTTTCACATCCGCCATTGCCGATTCAAATTCAATCGACATCTTGACGGGCAGAATCAGAGTACCTGCGGCAACAAGTGCGCCCTGCCATTGCCCTTTAATGTCCGCCCATTGGTTGCTGACAGCTGCTCTTTGGGCACGGACAGTATTGAGCTTTTCATATTGGCGGGTCAACTTAGCAACGGAATGACCGATTCTTTCGTATTCCTGCCATAACTGCTTGGCAGATGATACGCTCAAACGACTCTTGTTCCGCTCCAATACCCTTCCCAATTCCTTCTGACGTTCGGACAAGGCATTCGTCGTCATTTTCAGCGTCTTCATCGCCTTGCCGATATGGGTCAAACCCGACAAAGCCCCGCCGACAACGGCGGAAACACTGATTGATATACCTAAATCGCTTGCCATATGGTAATATCCTGAAAAATCTGCAAAGAAGGGATGAAAAGATGAATGGAGGATTTGTTATTGCCGCATTGGCATTCGTTTTATTGATGGCAGGCGGTTTTCCCCTGCTTCTGTTGGGATTGGTACTGTATTTGGCATGGTTTGCTTGGGTAGTGTTCCGCAAAGAGCCTGAAGAGCCGTCAAACGGTTGGTGTCGCGATTTGCAGCGCGAAATCGAAGAAGAACGCCGACACCAAATCTGAATTACATTCCCCTCCGATAACCCGCCTTCATTTGGCGGATTGCTTCTTTCTGCCAGTCTTCAAATTCGTCCAACGGCAGCGTATAAACCTCATCCACGCCCCAACCGAACCACCATGCCAAATCAGCAGCGGCAGATAGCAACTGCCGCTGCGCTTCAGGCTTTGAAAGAGGTGGACTATTTGTCTTGGTCGGATTCCGTGAATCGGCGAAACGTTTCCTGCAACTGTTTCCAGTCCACCAAATCCAAGCAATCCAAGTCTTCAGGAATCATGCCTGTCATGCGGGCAAACAGGGCCAGTTCCTGTTCCGACTCATTCGTCAGATGCGAGACGGCGCGCAAATCGCCCACGCACAGACGGCGGACGGTTACCTGATCCAACATCTGACCCGTCGCCAGTTTGACCGGATATTTCAGTTTCACAACGGTATTTACACCCAAATCTTCTTGCAACTTCTTGGCTTCATTCATTTGCCATCTCCAAAACGTTTATAAAAATAAGAAAATCACCGTATCGGTAAAGATACGGTGATTGTGTCAAAGGTCGTCTGAAACGGCTTTTAATCCGATTTAAAGATTAAGCACCAATGTTTTTACGCATTTGGCTCAAAACGTCCTGACCGTCCACGCGGTAGATGTTTTTGAGCGCGTTGTAATACAGCACTTCTCGACCGCCGACGACTTGGCGGACTTCTGTCGCCTGGTAGGTTGAACTAAATTCTGCCTTTTCCTTCGGCTTGTAGCCACCTAAAGCATTTTTTGAAAACATCGCTGTTACCGTGGTAACAATAGGGACTTCTTCCGCCAAACCTGCTGCATTAAAGGTTTGCAGGTTACCGCGCACCATCAGTTGCACGGCCTTGAATGGGTTGGATGCCTTTTTCGCCACCTCGGGATAAAAGCTGTTCCAAGTAACTTCGCCTTCCAGTGCCTCAACGCCGTTTGGCAGTTTGATGGTACCGACCATACCCAGACCGGTATGATCGTCCTGACCAAACTCAAACTCAGGCAGTTTGAATTCTGAAGCATTACCCAACAGGCTGTTACCGTCGATATAAACGTTGGCATTGTAGATTGCATTGATTGCAGACATATTTTTTCCTTTCAGACGGCCTTAGTTAGCCGATACCAAATTGGCCAGATACTTGCGGGTCATCACGCTGGTATTGGTCAGACGCTCGGCCGGCAGCTTCGGCGTGTAGTCGTAAACAATCGGCACTTGGCCTTTGCTGAACGCATCGGGCAGGTCATAGTCATAGTCCAAACCGACCGAGAAACCTACGATGGAAGGCAGCGTACCCAGATAGGTGCGTACCGTCTCAATCAAACTGTCGATTAACGCATCATCAATCGGACGGTCGACATATTGCAGCTCAGCGCGACGGATGGACTCGTCAATCAAGTCGCCGGTACGTTGGGCTACCTCAAAGTTCTTGATGTGAGAAGTAGTTGGGAAACAGGCAAGACGGTTGCCCCACATACGATACCCAGTACCATAGCTATTGAAGACGGTAGTAATGCCTTTTTCATTGAGGCGGTTGGTTTCGGACTGCGGGTCGTCGGCGCGAGCAGTCAGACCGATTTCCACGCCGGTTACGCCCAAAAGTTCGCGGTTGGAGATGCTGAACCAGTAGCCCTGTTCCACATCGGTTTTCATCCGCAATCCTGCCGCATGGGTGGCGAGGCTTTCCAAACCCAATAAACCGGACACATAAGGGAAGAAGAGCTGCACACGGTCGGACGAGGTTTGGAAATTGATGCTGCCCAACGGCCCGCGTCCTTCCAAAGCCTTGCTCAATGTCGTGCCTTTCGGCGCGGCTGCATAGGCAATGGCTTTGAGCTTTCCGGCAACGACTTCCATCGCCCCTCGGACAGTGGCGGTTTTGTCGTATTCCGGCACAACGATGATTTTCGCGTCTGCACCCTGACGGGTGAAGCCTTCGGTCAACAGTTCCAGCCCCGTGCGTTTGCCGGTTGCCGCCACATACGCGCCGATGATGTCGGCTTCGGTCACTTTCGTCGGGTCGGTGTAGGTATAGCTGATTTTGGGTGAGGTAGGTTTGTTTTTGTAGGTAATCTCACCTGTCAGAGTGTTGATGGTGTAGTGCGTGTTTTCAGTCAGCGTATTGCCGCCGTCCGTCAGTGTGTAGTCACTTTGCAGAGCAGGCTTGGCAGTTTTGGCTGTCAAGGTGTCAGGATCAACCGTTAATACTTCGTTGCTGACGGTTGTCTTATGTTTGGCGGGGTCGCAAACATTGACAACATAGGCGACACCGCTGCCGTAGCGCGTCCAAATGTGTGCGGCATCCGGCAGGGTAAAGCCTTGAGCGGTCAGCTCACCGCCGAATTGTGCAAAGTCTTTCTTGGTTTGACACACAGTCAATTTGTTGACTGCACCGACTGGTGCAGTACCGACAATAGCCGTAATCGCACCGTCAACGGTATAGACAGGATTAGAACCACCGTCAATACGGATGGTCTCCGTACCATGATGATAGGCTGCTGCCATTATGAATTCTCCTTAGGTTTTAAATCAGGGTTTAATGCATTTCCATTCAAGCGGCCATGCACCTTAATGAGCAAGGGATTGGTATTGGGCTTACAAACTTCGACTTGTTGAGTTTCCGTCTGAACGGTCAGCTCATACTGCCATGCACCGGCATCTTCGTTTAAAAAACGCTCTTGCAATAAATGACACGGCAGACAGTTTGGAGGGCGGAAGCCGACAATCGCCAACCGGGCTTCGTCTAAAATCGCCAGCGTGCCTTCATCGCCGTGCAGATTGCTGCCGATAACGGTTAACACCAGCGTCATGTCGCGCTGCTGGGCAATGTTGCCCAAATGTTCCAAATCAGTGAACTTACTGCCACCGTAGCCCACCAAAATCGCACCGGTCGGGTGGATAAACTGGTATTCAAACGGCCTTTCGGGGAACGCTTCCACGATGACCCATGGAATGGCCGTCTGCAAATGCTCAACTACCGCGTCAATAACAGGACGTGTCGCACTCACAATCAATACCCCGTCATGTCAATACGCGAACCGCCACGCGTGTGATACGCACCTGGCTCCGGCTGCGCCTCTTTGTCCAAAGTATCAACGCCGATATGGATTTTGCCGTCGCGGATGGCTTCCAACGTTTTCAGAGTCGCGTTGTAGGCAGTCTCCAACGTCTTCGGAAAATCCGCCCGATTGATGCGGCGCGAGTGCAGGAAATGGCGGGCAATGTTGATACACAATGGCGGCAACACAGTCGGCACCGACTTGAGCGGCAGCGGGTAGCGTCCGCGCAAGTAGCCGTCAACCAAATCACAGGCATACCGAATCGCTTCATCGACCACATCCCAGTCAGGGTCAGTCGCACGCGGCTCATCGTTGGTCAACTGCACCAATTCCGGCTTACTCATAGCCTTGAGCATATTCTCGGCGTTGATGTAGTACATTACGCGTCCGCCTTTGTTTTGCGTTGCGTTTTGGTTTGAGACTCAGGATCTTCAGTCGGATTAGATTCAGACGGCGTTTTCTCTTGAGCTTCTGCCTGTTGTGCATCCAGCTCTTCGCCTGTAGTTACCGTCGGCGTCACATGAGCGGCCACTGATTCGTATTGTTCAGGTGTCAACTCAACTGCTTCACCTGCTTCCACACGGAATTGCTTACCGGCTTCGTCTTCAAGAATCAATGCAGTGTTTGCGATATAAACCTTAGCCATGATTAACCTTTCAACAATACACGAACAGTTTCACCTGCGGCGGTTGCAGCAGTCAGAGCCGTACCGGCAATTTTTGCCGCACCGGATACTGCACAGCCTTGTGCGTCTGCGCCTACTTCGGCACCGATAGCCACTGCGCCACCTGATTCGACAACAGCAATACCGACCACATCGACTGCAGCAGTATCACCAGTTTCAACATCATATGGAGCGACACCCAAAACGGTCTCGCCGGCTTTAGCCTGCGCGCCTTTAAAATTAACAAAGCGGTTTTTCACAATCGCGCCTGTCGCGGTAATGGTAGTTACCAGTACCACTTGTTTGGTTTGAGCCATTTAAACCTCTACTTTCTGCATAACTGCATTTTCTTTCAAACGATAAGCTTCCAATTCCCACAGATGGCGAATAGCATCTTGGTATGCCAATTCACAGCCCATCTGTTCATCAAAAATATCGTGGCTAAGACAAGCCGCCTTACCAATCACGACAAAACCCGATTTCAGGGTCAACGAGCAAACGATTGCAGTTGTCTCACCCACACGGTGATAATCAGCCTTATCAATCTTGTTTTCGATTTCTTGAGGTGTAATCTTTAAGCTCATATTTTTCTCCCTAGCCGTCTAGGCACTTCAGACGGCCTTGTCAATTAATCTACGGCGTTTTCAAACAAGAAACCGCACGCACTACCCACCACAGCCGCTTTGCGGATATCGGTATAACGAGCATATTCGACTTTGCCGCCAACTTCTTCATAACGGTCGACCACCGGCATGCCACGGCGGCGGATGGTATAGCCGAATGCAGGTTCGCCTTCGTCATTGCCGTCTGAAACCAATTCAGGTCGAACAATCAGACTGGCAAATTTACCCCAAACATCTTTGGTGGGTTTACCGGTTGCAACAGATGAAACAGCCTGACCGACAATGATGTCATCCAGTTCCAGCAGGTTTTTCAACTGCTCGACAGTCAACAGAGATTTACGATCATTGGCGGACAGAGAGGCGAGGAGAGCCTTATTGCGCTTGAGTTGAGACAACACGCTGGCACCTACTACCAATACGCCGGGGCGCACACCGCAAGCTGCACGGACGGTTTCACGTGCACTTTCAATATCGGCCAACGGATCTGAATTATCGGCACTCCACTTTTTCGTGGCCGCCAAATCTTTAGTGTGGCCACTCTGATAAGCAGATTTCGCCTGCAGCAAAGCAGCCGTTTCGATTTCTTGGCGCAGTTGCACACCCTTGGTAGCGCGACGGGTAGCTTTGGCTTGCTCGTTAAACAGCGATTCCGCTTGCTCACGGTAATCCACACCAGCCGCTAAATCGTGTTCTTCCAACACAATCGGCAGATAGTTCGGCGCATCCAAAGTAATCACGTTAGACGCCGCACCGACGGCACGCTTGGTGTCGTATTCGACAAAAGAGCCTTTGCCAAACACCGGCACCTGTACGCCTTCTTTATCAGTGAATACTTGAGGGAAAATTTTCTCGGCAATAAATTCCGCGTTTTTATAACCGACTGCCAGATTGGTTAAAACTGGATCGACCTGACCGCGGAGGCGGCGCAAATGAGAACTCATCGTTCATCCTTTCAAATTGAAATACGACGACATCGTCGCTTTTGGGTTAAACGGCGGTACGGCGTGCCGCTTCTTCGTAGCTGATGCCTTCTTTAGCTGCTAAAGCCACAGCACGTTCGTGATGGCTCAGCGCATCAGGATTAGCCGCTTCGGCGAAATCGGCCGGCAGTCCGGCGGAAGCCATAGGAGTAGTCCCTTTGGTATAGTGGCCGCTTGGCAATACTTCCGGCAGGTTGCGCAAGAATTGGCGCAACGCTTCGCCAATGGTGCTGCCTTCGCCAAAATCGACGCTGGTATGTTCGGGGTATTCTGCAAAGTCCAATACCTGCACCACCAAATCCTTATCAGCGGGTTTCAGACGGCCTTCTTTTACCAAGGCTTCGGCAAATTCGGCATTCTGATCATGTTGACCTTCACGCAAGGTTTGGTCTTGCTCGTCTTGCAAGCGTTTCAGTTCTGCTTCCGCAGCGGCTGCCTTAGCTTCGGCTTGTTCACGGGCGGCTTTTTCGGCTGCCAGTTGTTCTTCGGGCGACATAGAGGTCTCCTTGTTTTCATGGGTTTGAGATTCGTTTGGGGTTACAGGGTCGGCAAATGCCGGTGTGGGCGGTTCGGGCTGCCAGTCTGCCGATTCTTCAATGTCGCGAATTTCCCAATCAGCAACGACTTTATCGGCGGTGGCCGCGTCGTACTGCTCAATCAGCCACTCACGCAGACGGCGGAAAATCGAGGCCGTGCGGCGGTGCGCATATTCGGAAAACTCGACATACTCATCGTCTTCAGCAAAATTAATGGCGGATAAACCTTTTACCGCAGGTGGTTGTGCACCGAGAAAACCGACATGGCGCAGATACCAAGAGCCTGGCTTCGGGTTACTCGGGCTGTCGGGCGGATAGAAACTGGCTGATACCTTTTTGTAGCGGCCGTCTTTCACCAAGCCAACAAAATCATCGTCCATTTGCACAAAATCGGCCGACAGCACACCACCATCGGCTTGCAAACTGCCCACCCAGCCATAGGCCGGAGCATCGGTCTTCGGATGGCCGATAACCAGCGGTGCTTCATGCAGCTTTGGATCATATGCAGCAGCTGCCTGAGCCACATCCGCATCGGTAATCGTCACTTTTCGGCCGTTATTGTCAGTACGCGTGCCGGATTTAAAAATTTCAAACAACTTTTTCACAAAAAAAGCCCCATCGGATTGATGAGGCTATTTTGACAAAGGCCGTCTGAAACGGCTTTTAATGCGGTTTAAAACATGTTTTCCTCAAAATGCGCAAAAACGGCATTTTTAGCGAGCTTATGGCTCAGGGTAGGAAACCCCCGACTAAGACGAGAAACGCAATATAAAAGCGGTCAGGATAAAACCTGACCGCCATTCCGTTTTATTACGAGACTTATCCAAATAAATCAGTCTGTCTTTTCGACCTTTCCGCATCTCCGACTGCTTTCACAATGCGATAGATTTGTTGAACAGTTAAATCAAATTTCTTACTTAACGCCGCATGATTCTTACCATTAAATTCCTGATATACCTGTTGGTCTCTTTCCGATACCTTGCCGATATGGTTCTTCGGAATATAAATCAATTGGCCTCCCCAGTTATCCGTAATGAATCTTGCCACCTTCTTACTTACCACCTTCGCCTGAGTTTTATCCAACATCGGCAGCTCAGAACATAAACAGGCAGACATTTGGTCTTCCAAATCGGTCACCAGCTCGGGTACGCGTTCATCAGCCACTTAGCACCTCCAGTTTTCTTTCCTCGCGCAACAACCATTGTTTCAAGTGTTCAATGACCTTCTGTGCATTATCAATATCAAGCCAGCCATGATAATCAACGCCGACCATACGCTTTACAAACCTGCCCAAAGCCAGCTCGGACGGATTTCTTACTGCACCGATACCGTGTAGCTCAAGCCATAACGCACGTATTTTTTTAATTTGGCCATCAACCGCAGGATGGGCAGGCCGGACTTTAATATCCGGCTTGTCACTTTTAGCCTGCGCTTTTGTCGTTACTACAAAACCACGCGCCTTCAGAGCCGTTACCACCAGTTCTAACTCATCGACCGACAACTTAGTGCTGCTCGTTTTCCCGCGCGAAATATTGGCCAATAGCGTACGGTACTCGCTATCGGCCATCATCAACTGCGTTTTACCGACGTGAATCAGACGGATTAAACGCTGTTTTTTCGCTTTTGCCGTTTCCATGCTAATCCTTTCTTTTCACATACTGAAACGCTGTTTCATATATTTAAATAAATCAATATATTATGTCTGATTCTACATTTACCGGTAGTCATTTGGCAAATAAAAAAAGGCCGTCTGAAACTTTCAGACGGCCTTTTTTATAGCCTGGCTATGGATTGACTGCTTTTTTCAAATCCGTACCGGCTTTAAATTTAGGCGTAGTATGGGCAGCGATAACCAATGCCTCGCCGGTCTTAGGGTTACGACCTTGACGTTCTGCCTTGTCTACAACATAGAACGTACCGAAACCGGTTAATCGAACCTCGCCACCGGCAATCAGCTCGTTAGTCACAACAGTCTCAAAGGCATTCAAGACATCAGCTGCAGTAGATTTGCTTACGTTTGCTTTTTCGGCCAACGCGGCCACCAATTCAGTTTTATGCATGATTAACTCCAAATGATTTAATAAAAGCGGCAGACCGTACCGCGCGGTTAAACTCTTTAATCTTTTCCGTCCAGCCAGTTGTCTTCATCTTGGTCTTTCCAATCGTCTACCCGAAATACCAAGTGGATTAACCAATAGACGAAGATTGAGGCAGAAAATAAAAACAGCAGCATAGTCACACTTTCGCAATATCCAAGTTCATCAGCTGATACTCGCCGTCTTGACCACGTTCGTAAATTCGTACAAATTGCTTGCTTGTATGAACTTGCAAACTATCGCTCAAAGCATCCATAGCGCGTTGCCATTTCTCATCTTTAATTGCCAACCGGCGCAGTCCAAGAACACGAGCAGTAGAGATATTGCCTTCTTTATCAACCTGGAATGCCGCATTAATGAGCGTTTTCAACTCCGTCCGGCTACCTTCGGTCCACTCATTGATACACTCATCAATTAAGGCCTTGGCGGCAAGCAGACCTTCATCAAAGACCAGTGTGTCCTGCATAGCAAGATTTACACGATATTGCCCGTCGAAGCTGTGAAGAGTGACATTGCCTTTCTTGCCGCCCAACGATACGTCGTAACGGTCGGCAGAGAGCTGTACAAAGGCCGCAATATCCTCAACAGCACCACGTTTGAAATCCACAATCTTTTCTTGTACCGACCGAGCCTTTCCTGCCAGCTCCATGACCAGCTCGTCGCGCAATAAATCCATTTCCTTAATATTGTCTACCGGCACCAAATTACCTTTGGCATCTTTGCGGTATTTGCTCAAATCCAGTTCATTCATTTTTAATACCTTTCTGCCTGTCGGCATATATCTTTCTACATTCATCCACCGTCCGGTGGCGTTGGCCGTATATCCATTCCCTGTTCATGCAGGGCGCAGTTTTCAATACTGCCAACTTCTGTTTCAATGCTTTTGCTTGCTGTTTACCGTATGTAGTAGGAGTATGTTTTTCATCTAACCTAGGTACCATCTTTATTTCCAAAGGCGGCAGATAGCGGATTAAGTCAGATGGATTCGGCCATTCGTTCTGTGAGACAGCGATACTCTCAAACGCCATTTTTACCCTTGATACATCACGATCAGGCTGCCATTTTTGTTTGAGCAGAAGGCCGTACCATACTTGGGCTACCGCCGTCAGGTCTTTAGCAGCCGGTCGGCCTTTTAGATTTAAGGCAGATAGCAACATAAACCCTTTGGCGATTTCCTTTTTCAACCATTCATGCTGGCTCTCCATTTTCTGCCCACTCCATCAAATTCCCCACACCGGCACGAAGCTTTGTCCCTGACTCAGCCGCATTACAGACAGCAGGAGTTGAAGCCATTCTTTCCGGCTGCCAAAATGTAATGTTTTCCAGTAAAAATCCGTGACTTGTCAGTGGAGTTTTCAGACGGCCTGAGTCACGCGCCTCAATGCAACGGTTCGCAGCCCAAATCCATGCTTCGCGGGGAGCCGCATATTGCTTGCGGTTGCGCTCAACCATCCTTGCCTGAATCATAGGCAGCAAATCTCCCAATAGCTTTGAAACTCTGTTAAAACTTAAATCCTTTTCAGCCGGACGAAACAGTGTCAAATACCGCAACATCGCTTTGACCAGCTCGTCTGAAATGCCTGTCAGGGCAATCAGGGCTTCGCGGGCATCGTCATGGGCGATTAATACATCCAAGCTCATCACCGCACCACAGGTAGGGCAGCGTACTTTCATAGTGCCCCCTCCAAATCCTTACGGCTCAAACACCGCAATGCCGTCTGAACCACATCCTCAATTTCATCCGATAGCCGAGATGACACATACATCATCACAAACTTACCCGACACCGTTGTCAGCTCAGTGACAAGATGGCCGCCTTTTTCGCGCCATACCGACACTTTGATTTTGCTGTAATCCCTGTTCATTTTTCCGCTCCCGCAGGCTCCAAAACCACGCCTGTTATTTTGTCTGTCTCGCTCATCCCGCCGTAAACTGCTTCCCAGTTTTTATCGGCTTCCAGAGCATCCCTTTTTTCTGCCGTTGCCGCGACCGGATGACAGGCGGCGAGCATGACGGTCAATATCCATAAGCCCCTCATTTGTATTGTCCCCTGTCATAGACGTTGATCTGCATAGGCTGTTTTTGGCGGCAAGGCTCGGTCAGCATTGCCTGTATGACTACAACGATGGCCAGCAGCACAATTACAATGGCAAATTCGATTTCATCTTTTTTCATGATTTCCCCTTTATTTTTCAGACTCTTCCGATTCGTTGATACCGGCCAGAACGGCTAACTCCACTATGTCCTGCCAAGGCAATACAAACCGCTTCCCAGTAGCTTTACTGACGACCATCGGCTCACATCCCACAGAGATTTCCATCGTGTACTCCATGCTGCCGACTTTCCCGGTAGCTACCTGTTTTCTAAGTGGGAGCAGCAAGTGATTGGGGTCAATAAATTTTCCGAATTTGTTATCCATCTCACACCCCCCGTACCACATCGCCGTCAACCATCTCAAAACCAAGCTCCGCCGCCTGATTCATCGCTGCCGCCACCAAGTTGTTGACCGCCAGCGGATAGAGCAGGCTGTTGGTTTCCAATCCCTTGCTCGTGCGGCTTTTGACTGTCAGACGCTCGGCAACCGCATCAATCGCGCTTTTGTCTAAAATCTTCGCCATGTCCGCATTGACGCGGTCAAATTTGTGCTTGAGATAACCTTCGAGCTTGCCGTCGGTCAGCGGCAAGAGCGTAACCACCTCGCAGCGTTGCACCACCTCGCGCACTGCAGGATTGTTTTCGCTAAGTTTTTGTGCCAACTCCGTCTGACCGATTAAGACAATCCCGAGCAGGCGTTCAAACCCGTTTTTCAGCTCAAAAAAGCGTTTCAGGTGTTTCAAGGTCGGCAGCGGCAGACCGTGCGCCTCTTCAATCAAGAGCAGGTGTTTGTTGCCTGCTTTCGCGCTTTCCGACAAAGCGCGGTGGATTTGGCGGAAACGTGCTTCCGGACTGCGTTTCGGGCTGGTTCCAGGCGAAACCGCCTCCAAAATGGCCTCGGCAATATGTACCGCCTTAAGCGTTTTGCCTTTTTGGTCGTTGTCTTCCATTGCCAAGACATAAGGCTCGATCAGGATGATTTGTCGGCCTTCGCGGTTGATACGGTCTTGCAGGTCTTCGCGCAGTGTGGATTTACCCGCTCCGCTTTCACCGACCACCGCCACAAAACCGCCGTGGCAGGCCGTCTGAAACATTGCCTCGCGCACATAGCGCACATCCGGCGTCATATACACATCGTCCGCAGACTGGATTTCGTCGTTAAACGGGTCGCGGAATAGGCTAAAATGTTGTTTTGCCGCTTGGTTTAAAGTTGCTTTTCGTAGTAACATCTTATTGTCCTTGTCTTCGTAAGTTGCTTGGGCAGGTGCGGCTTCCGGCTCGTTTCTCAGGCTCGCTGGGATTTCCGCACCATTCGTTTCAAAAAATTGTTTCAATTTCCTTCGCAGCTCGGCTGCGTTTTTTTTCGGCCATTGCCCGTGATTGACTACCGCCACCAGCATCGGCTTGCTGCATCCGATTTCGGCTGCCGCGGCGGCATAGGATTTGCCGATTTGCTTAAAGGTCTGTTTCATGCTTTCCCTTTTTTTCAAATGCGACGACGTCGTCGCATTTGCCTAACCGGTTTTATGCAGTTTCAGACGACCCATCGTCTTCAGCCTGTCGTAAACCTCGTCCAATTTGCTCTCGACCACGCCTTCCGGGTAGTGTTTGAGGATGACCGCCATCGCCTGTTTCCAGTCGCCGCCGTCTGCCTCGACGCGGGGTTTTAAGCGTTTGGCGATTTCGACCTTGCTCAATACCTGCTCAGAGACCTCCATCCGGTTGTACGCCATCTGCTGTCCCTGTTTGGGCATAAAGAGCGTATTGCGCGCGGCAAGCGTATCTTCCTGATGTTTGTACGGGTCGATTTCGCCGCCGAATGGGACTGCTTTGCCTTTGCGTTTGGCGGCTGCCGCCTCCAGCGTTTCCGCACCCATCGCCAGCTTGTCCAGCTCTTTTCGATGCTGCTGCGCGTCCGTATCGGCAGGGGCTTTGTATTCCGCCCCGATGACCGCGGCGTCAGCCCTGAAGCCCATCTCGTCAAAAACTACTTCGGGTACGGATACCCAAACCTCGTTACCCTCCGCGTCATAAGTGGCGACCCGCGCCCCGTTTACCTCCCAAGGATTCTTACCGACCAAAACCTTCTGACCGACCAAAATCCCCTGGATGCCTTTCACGCTATATACCCGTCCGCCGAAGCGGATTTCCAAATCCGCCGAGACTTTCGCCTCTTTCGGCGCGCTGATGGCAAGCTCTCGGCAATAATCCGCAGGCGGCGGCAGGATGAGCTGCTCGGGTTTGATTTTGTTCCAGGCCTGATAGCGGGTCATACCGTGACGGCTGTGAATCTGCGTACCGTTGTAGTAACGCATCCAACGCTCTGCCAGGGCGTTCAGTTGGTCGATATCGTGTACCTCGGTAAAGCGCAAACCGCTTTCAAAAGATGTTTCCACAATGTCATTGGCTTTCTCTACCTGACCTTTGGCACGGGGGTTGCCGGGTTTATTGATCTGCACATGCACATCAAGCGACTTGCACAGCGTTTTAAAAGCAGACGACGTATTCGCACTTCCCGGGTCAAGCATGACCATGCGCGGCACACCGCGTATCGGATCCTTATGTACATCCTCCTTGGCTTGCATCATGAAGATGAAGAAATCGCACAAGTTCGCACTCGTCTCGCCACCGAAGTAGTACCGGGCGACAATCGTTCCACTGGCATGGTCGGTGCCGGTGTAACGCCACACGCGGTCTTGCTCAATCTTCACAACATTTTTAGGTTTGTTTTTGTAGAATTCCTCCTCTTTCATCACCCTAAGCCCCGTATCCTTGCCGTGTCGCGGCAGGTAATACAAAACACACAAACTAGGGTCGATTTGCCAGCAATGATTCGGATGTTCAGATTTCATACGGCTGACAGGATCAGGCTGAAGTAATTGGTCGGGATGTAGCTTGTACTCTCGTAAAGCCCGGGTAATGGTGTTTTCAGAAAGAGGACTTACTTCCCCCGTTTCCTCATCAATCCGCGCCGCCTCGATTTTGCCGTTGGCTCGCAGCATCTCCACTGCTTGCTTGACCGACATCAACCGTTTGCCGTTGCGCCTCATGGCCTCCACCAGTACAGCCGAAATCAGTTTGGCTTCTTCCAGCTTCAGTTCCGTTTTACCGGCATCGCTTCGCCGTTTTCGGCTCGGCTTAACACTCACAGACTCCAATTTCCGATAGAGCGTAGCGAGCGATACCCCTAAATCCTGTGCCGACCGTTTCAGATACTCCGACCGTTCTCCCCGTCCAAGCAAAGCAGCTTGAGCCTCGATTTCAGTCAGTCTTTCTACCAATCCGGCGTTCATGATTTATTCTCCCAACCACTCCGGCGTCTCATCTTGAGGGGCTTCCATCGGTAGAGCGTAGCTCTCGCGGATGCCGTTGCAATCCAAAATAATCTGATTCAACGCCCCGACCATTTTTGCCTGATGACTGATCCCATGTGCCTCACTGTGCGCATTAAGTTGGTCGAACAAATCTTTCAGACGGCTCACTTGACTGCGGATACCGACCTCAAGACTTGATAACTGCATCGTCAATTCACTGCCCACATCTTCCGCCTTCGGCTCTCTTACACCGGTTTGCTTCTTAGCCAGCTTTTCGGCCAGCTCGTCGACCTTCTTGTTCTTGTCGGCAATGACTTTGTCTTTCGCTTCCGCCGTCTCGCGGCTCTCGCGCAAGGCCACACGCAGCTCCTTAACAGTCATACGGTCGACATCATCAAGCGTATTGCCGTTGATTTCGCCGCCTTCGGCAAACTCCAACAAGGTGTCGTCATCTTCCACCAGCAGCTCCAGCAGTTTGGACTTTCCAAGTTTTATCAGCTGTGACTGCGCCTGTTTCATTTTTGGGTCAATAAAGCGCAGCGTGGCATTCATTAAGCGTTGCGATTCACGGCGACCTAAGCCAAACTCTTTCTCAGCAATCTCAGCAAAACGGCCATGCGGCGTATGCTCTTTGATGATGATGAGTGCGCGACCCAGCTCAAACATACCTTCCATTGTTTGGCGTACCGCAAAACGTCCACGTTCAATCCAAACAGCCTCGTTGTAAGCCTCGCCATTTGAAAAACGATCCATAACCGCCATGCTGTGTATTGCCAGTTCGTTTGCCGTTGCGCCAACCGCGTGTCCTAATACTTCCATTTTTATCTCCTGCAAATGCGACGACGTCGTCGCATTTAATAAACTCGTTGTTCAATTTCCTGCAAACGTGCAGTCAAACGTTCTTGTTGCTGTCTGAAACGTTCCGCGATTTGCAAGGTTTTAATGCTGTACGCAAAATTGCCGTTATCCAGCTTGACCACCAAACCCTCCGCAATCAGGTCTTCCAAGTCCCGGCTGACATGTACCGGCGAAATACCGAGGCCGTCTGCAATTTCCTTGTTGCTGATGCCGATAATCGGATGGGCTTCCAATGCCTTAAAGACTTTCAAAAGTCGTACGCCTTTGGCACTCATCACGCACTCCGTTTCACATCGCCCGATTGCTGCTTGATGCCCAGCTCTACCGCAATTTCATGCGCTTTGCCGCGATTGGCTTTAATCGTGCCGTTCAAAATCCGCGACACATACGTCGGGTCGTAGCCGCGTTCGTCGCACCAAGATTTAATGGTCTCCCCACGCTTACGGAAACCTTCTTTTACTTTTTCTGCATTCACGGAATATCTCCTATTTCATCTCGTGATAGAATGTTAAATATTTAAAGATTTAAACAATCTTGCTTAAATGTTGGATAAATAATAACTGGAATATTTCTATTAAGCAAGATTATTTCTAGGGTATTTTCAGGATTAATTCTATGAGTTTGATTTTTACAAGAAATATTCGTGAGTTATTGAGTGAAAAAGACCTCACTATTGCAGAATTTGCGGATGCTATCGGCGAGAAAGTGTCCCGAATAAATGATGTTTTGAGTGGGAAGCAACGTCCCCCATTTGATATAGTAGAAAAAATCCTGACAACTTTTGATGTTGATGCGCGTTGGCTGATTACAGGTAAGAATAATTCCAGAATTGAGCCGGCTGACATCAGGAATTATTCTGAATCACTCGACTACGACTACGTTCCAATGTTTGATGTGGAAGTATCCGCAGGCAACGGCGCGGCTGCCTATGGAGTGGCAGAACCGGCCAACCACTTGGCTTATCGCAAAGACTGGCTCAAATCACGCGGCCTGTTTGCCAAAGACCTCAACTGCGTGGTGGCACGAGGCGACAGCATGGAGCCCACCATCAACAGCAAAGACACGCTGCTGGTCGACACCAGTAAAAACAACCCGCGCGATGGCCAAATTTATGTGATTCGCTCCGGCGACACGCTGTGGGTAAAGCGTATTCAAAAGCAGCTTGACGGCAGCCTGCTGCTGATTTCCGATAACGACACCTACCCGCCGATGTCACTGACCTTGGCAGACCACCCCGATATTCAGGTGATTGGACAGGTGGTTCAAATCTCAAAAGATCTGAGCTAAACCAACAAGGAGAGCACATGAAAAAGCCTTATTTAACCGCTTTGTTACCGGCTTTGCTGTTGCTGGCACCATCTGTGGCCACAGCCAAAAGCTGCAAGGATTTCCCAACCCATCAGGCCGCACAGAAGTATTTCCAAGCGAAAAAGCCAGGCTGGAAGCAATTGGATAGAGATGGAGACGGCCGTGCTTGCGACTGTAACCCGGGTGGCCAGGGCAAAAAATGTCCTAAAAAAGGTAAAAAATAAACTGGGGGAGCACATACGATGAAAACCACGACATTTTTAGCCATGTTGATGCTCGCTTTATCAGCATCAGTAAATGCAAAAGGCGTGATTAAAACCGGTGGAATGATCGGACCGCACCCACAGACTTTCTCTGACCGGTTTAATGGCATGAAAAGTGATGTTCCCGGACTATTCCCAAGAATTTCCATCACAACAGGCAAAATCAACCAAATACAAAATCTTGGCAATGGGGTAACACTAACTGCCAAGCTGGTATCGGCAGCTGATGCTTTTGAAACAGTAGGAATGACATGCAATACACAAACGAGCACTAAGCGAATTACCGCCTGTATGTTGGGAATGTATTATGCGGCAACCGCCCTTGATACAAGCATTAACCAAATCCGATTCATGGATAACATCAAGGCCGCAACAAATACTGGTTTTTCCATTTATAATCAAGATGGTATTGATTATGCAATTACTGTGAATCGTAAAAAGAAAAGTGTTGCTATGATTGCTAAATCTGATACACCTATGCAAATTGAGCAAATGGAGGATATTGACGAAGAACACATGAAAAGCAGCAAATGTAATCCGATGATGGAACTTTGCATCAAAGCTAAATAGTCATTTGTTTTTAACCCGCACTAAAAGCCCGTTCAGACGGCCTTACCTAAAATCCCTGTACCTATCAAAGATACAGGGATTTTTTATGTCCACCAAATTCAATCAATTCATTGAGCGCGTCCTCTCCCACGAGGGCGGCTATGTCAATCATCCCAAAGACCCCGGCGGCGAAACCAACTGGGGCATCACCAAGCGTACCGCGCAGGCAAACGGCTTTACCGGTTCTATGCGTGCTATGACCCGCGAACAGGCGATCGGTATTTACCGTCAAGCATTTTGGGAACGCTATCACGCCGATCAAATGCCGGAAGCGGTTGCGTTCCAATTCTTCGATGCCTGCATCAACCACGGCCATGGAAATGCTGCCCGTATGCTACAACGCGCCGCAGGTGTGCCGGACGACGGCGTTATCGGAGCAGTCAGCCTCAAAGCCATCAATTCACTTCCTGAAAATGACCTCCTGCTCCGTTTCAATGCCGAACGTTTGGTGTTTTATACCAAACTCGGCACGTTCGGATCTTTTGGCAAAGGCTGGATTCGCCGCGTGGCGCAAAACCTGATTCATGCGTCTGCAGATAACACCGATTAAAGGGAGACAAACCATGTCAAAAAAGTCACTCATCGCCCTAATGGCCGCAGCCATGCTGCCCGATTTCAGCCACAGCGACCTGGGCATTCGCTACGCCATGCCGACTCAGGGGTGTTGGACGCAAGCCCACCGCAAGAGCGGGGTAGCCGCCGCGAAACGCGCAGCCAAAAAAAAGCGTCGCCAGTAGCTGCCTTTTTCAAATGGTTGGGCGGCCTGGTATCTAATCCGGCCACAGGGAAAATCAGCCATACCAAACTATGGGCAAACGTGGCAGCCGCCTCTATGACCTATAAATTCTCGCAAACAGCGGATGCGCCGGAATGGCTCTGGTGGGCTTATGGTGCATTGGTCGGCGGGTATGCATTAATCAAACGCGGCATCGCGGCGATTCCGCAGGTCGCTGAAATCCATAAAGGAAAAGACGATGTGGAAAACGCTTAACCCTATTTGGCAGACCCTGATTCTGATTTTGCTGATAGCAGGTGCAGTACCAACGATTTATTTCTGCGGCTATAAGTCCTCAGCAAAGAAGGCGGAAGCTGAAAAAGCCGAAGTCATTGCTACTTATCAGGCTTCAGCCTTGGTCGCCGAGCAGCTCTATACCGAAAAGCTCAAAGCGGCTAATGAAGAAAAACAGCGTTGGTTTGATTTCGCACAAGCACAAAGCCGCGATTTGGCAACCGCCTATCAGCAAATCGGCCGCCAAGCGGCTCAATTGGAGAAGCAGATTGATGAAACTGTACAAAAAGACGGCAACCGTTTTAACGGCCTTGGCACTAACAGCGTGCAACTCTACAACCGTGCCCTCGGCCACGATTAAAACCGTTACCGTTGCGGAAATCCCCCCCGTCTCTTCCGAGCTGCTGCTCGTTCACGAACGCCCCGAGCGTCTGAGTGGCGGCTCTCCCGAACAACTTTTAAACCACGCCGTCCGTTATGGCGAATACTGCCAAAAACTGGAAAAACAAATTTCCGGCTGGCAGACATGGTACAAGAAAGGCCGTCTGAAAAATGACTGATTTTGCCGACCGCGCATCCGAACGCGAAGCCATCTTTCTCGCAGAATCCCTGTCAAAGCATCGACTGTCGTCTGAAACCACCGCCAGCCTTAGTCATTGTGAAGATTGCGGTTCGCCGATACCAAAAGCAAGACAACAGGCAGTCAAAGGCTGTACGCGCTGCGTTGTCTGCCAAGAATATTTTGAACACGGATGGCCATAAAAATGGAAAAAACCTTTATCAACATCGAGTTTTGGCAACTTGTCGGCTTTTTACTCTCATTCCTCGGCATCTGTTTTACCTTCGGCAAAATGCTGCTGGCTCAATTCCGCGAGCAGCAGGACGAACGCCAAAAACAGCAGGAACGCCTACAGGGTAAAGTCGAAATCATGGAAAACAAACTGGCGGAATTCAATGCCGGCCTGCCGCTCACATACGTCCTGCGCGAAGACTACATCCGTAATCAAGTCGTCCTCGAAGCCAAACTCGACAACGTCGCAGAAAAACTCACTGAAATCTACAAAATGGAAAGCGTAAAAAAATGATTAGCCAGGAACTGATCGCCAAACAACGGCGCGAGGGTATGCGTTGGAACATTATCAACACCCTTAATAAAGCCCGACCGCACACGACAAGCGAAACCTTCTTGTTGGACATCATGAACGCGATTTATCCGCAAACCACCGCACTGGAGCTACGCCAACAACTTGATTATCTGGCTGACCGCAAAATGGTAGACCTCAATAAAGCCCCGCACGGCCTGTGGTTTGCCGACTTGACCAGTTTAGGTGTCGATATTGCCGAATATACGGTGGAGTGCCGTGCCGGTATTGCACGGCCTGAGAAAGTATGGAGCTAGGCATGGCGCAACGCAGCAGCATTGAAAAGCTCCCCGAAGCCGTCCGACATGAATTTGAACGGAAGCTGGTAGAAAACGGTTTTTCAGACTACCAAGCCATTGCCGAATGGCTGCAAGACCAAGGCTATGAAATCAGCCGCTCAGCCGCCCACCGCTACGGCCAAAAAGTGCAACGTCGTTTTGCTGCCATCAAATCCAGCACCGAAGCCGCGCGACTGATTGCCGAAGGCGCAGCCGATGAAGGCGATACCCGTAGCGAAGCCCTGATGGCCATGCTGCAAACCGAACTGTTCGACGCATTGGTAGCCATAGGCGAGATGGACAGCGAAGAATTAAACGCGCTCGACCGTTTCGGCGTGATGGCCGAGGGTGCGAAGAAAATTAGCGGTCTGATTTCCGCCAGCACACGCCTGAAAGAGTATCAGGCCAAGGTCAAAGCCAAAGTACAGGCGGCCGCCGAAGATGTAGCCAAGCAGGCCAAGAAAGGCGGCTTGTCTGAAGAATCGGTCGAGGCCATCCGCAAGCATATTTTAGGGATTGCATCATGACGCCGTCTGAAATCCGAAATACCCGCCCATCAGAAGACCGTACCCCTACGGTCTTATTGCCGTATCAGCAGGCTTGGTGCGCCGACCAGTCGCCTGTGAAGCTGTGCGAAAAATCGCGCCGTATCGGTTTGAGCTGGGGAGAAGCTGCCGATACCGCCTTGCTGGCCGCATCCGCTAAAGGCATGGACGCATGGTACATCGGCTATAACAAAGACATGGCCTTGGAGTTTATCCGCGACTGTGCAGGCTGGGCGAAGCATTACCAGCTGGCGGCAGGCGAAATCGAAGAAACCGAGGAAGTGTTTGTCGAAGGCGACGACCGCCAGGCCGTGTTAGCCTTCGTTATCCGCTTTGCTTCCGGCTTTCGCATTACCGCCTTATCCAGCCGGCCTTCCAACCTACGCGGTAAACAAGGCCGCGTGATTATTGATGAAGCAGCGTTCCACGAACAGCTCGGCGAATTGCTTAAAGCGGCAATGGCCTTGCTGATGTGGGGCGGCCAGGTGCATATCATCTCTACGCATGACGGCGTAGACAACCCGTTCAACGAGTTGATTAACGATGTGCGTGCAGGGAAAAAACCTTATTCCGTCCACCGCATTACCTTTGACGAAGCGGTTGAACAAGGCTTGTACCGCCGCATCTGTCTGCGTTTGGGCAAGGATTGGACACCCCAAGGCGAAGCCGCGTGGTGTAAGGAAATCCGCGATTTCTACGGTGAAGATGCCAGCGAAGAGTTGGACTGTATCCCGAAAAACGGCGGCGGCAAATGGTTGAACCGTGCCTTAATTGAAAGCCGTATGACCCCATACACGCCGGTTATCCGCTACGACCAGACCGACGATTTCGGCCTGCTGCCCGAACCGCGCCGCGCAACGGAGGTGGCCGACTGGATAGCCGACACCCTGCAACCGCTGCTCGACGGTTTGGACAAGACCTGCGTTTCTTTTGTAGGCGAAGACTTTGCCCGCTCGGGCGACCGCACCGTGATTGTGCCGCTCTTACAAAGCAAAGACCTGATTTTAAAACCGCCGTTTGTTTTGGAACTGGGCAATATGCCGTTTGCCCAGCAGGAGCAAATTATGCAGCACCTGTTGGCCAAGCTACCTAATCTGCGCGGCGCGGCCTTGGATGCGCGAGGCAACGGTCAATCTTTGGCCGAAGCCATGCGCGATGCGTTCGGCGCAGAAGTGGTGGAAGCCGTGATGCTGTCGGAAAACTGGTACCGCACCCATACCGCTCCGTTCAAAGCCGCCCTCGAAGACGGCACACTCGACGGCCTACCGCGAGATGAAGACATCCTCACCGATTTACGTGCGTTCGAATTAGTCAAAGGCGTGCCTCGTATTCCGGACACCCGAACCAAAGGTCAAGACGGCAAAAAACGCCACGGCGACGCAGCGATTGCCTTTGTCCTTGCCCATTACGCCAGCCGCGAACTCAATGCCGGACCGGTACGCGTGGCCAGCCGCCGCGTGCGTCGAATTAGCAGAACAACGCATGGCTTTTAGGCCGTCTGAAAAGAGAATCCCATGAAAAAACCGCATTTCAAACTCAAAACCAATCATGGCAACATCACCTTCAAACCCGATGACCTGACCGGCCATATCGCCGTCTCACGCCAATTTTTAGGCGGTTTCGGCGGTTGGTTGCCTAATCCTGACCCGATTTTGCGCAAGATGGGCAAGCAAATCTATGTTTACCGAGAATTGTTGCGCGACGAGCTGGTCGGCAGCTTCGTGCGCCGCCGCAAAGCCGCTGTGGCACGGCTGGATTGGAAACTCAGCGGTGATGAAGTCGAAGATCGTGTATTGGATTTTGTCGAAAATTGGCTGGCCGCTGATGTCGATGTTTATAAGATCTGCAAAGACATCATGAATGCCGCATTTTTCGGCTATCAACCTATCGAAATTATCTGGCAAAAAGGCAGTCAATGGCTGCCGTCTGAAATTGTGGCCAAGCCGCAGGAATGGTTCGGATTCAATGATGAACGTGAGTTGGTTTTTACCGAAAACGGCTTGAGCCAAGAGCCGCTACCGCCTTATAAATTTCTGTGTCCGCGCCATGAAGACGACTATCTTAACCCTTACGGCCTAGGTGATTTGGGTTTGGTGTTTTGGCTGGTAACTTTCAAACGCGGTGGCATGAAATTTTGGGTCAGCTTTACCGAAAAATACGGCGCACCTTGGCTGATTGGCAAAGAGCCACGCTCCAATACCCATAGCGACACCGAAAAGTTGCTCGATGCATTGGAAGCCTTAATAAGCAATTCGGTCGGCACGATTCCGAATGATTCCAGTGTCGAAATCCACGAAGCCAGCGGCAAGTCATCATCAGTAGATGCATTCGACAAGCTGCTGAAAGAGTGCAAGTCCGGCATCAACATTGCCTTGCTTGGCCAAGACCAAACCACCGACAAAGAAACCAACCATGCCAGTGCCAGCGCGGGCTTGGAAATTGCCGACGATATCCGTGACGGCGACCGCCGTATTGTTGAAGCGGCGTTTAACGAATTGATTGAATGGGTGGTGGAACTGAATTTCGGCGATGTGGCTTGTCCGAAATTCGAGCTGTTTGAAAACGAGGAGGCAGGCACGAAAGAGCGTGCCGAGCGTGACAGTATGCTGTCCGGCGCGGGTGTGAAATTCACTCCTCAATATTGGAAACGCACTTACGGTTTGGAAGACGGCGATATCGTTGAAGAAGATGCCATTATCCCGACCGCTGCTGACTTTGCCGAAGGTTGGAATGGCACAGAAACCGATGCAGGCTTGATTTTAGATACGCTTGCGCCCAATGCAGGCCGTCTGAACCAACAAGGCCGTGACCTGACTGCCTTATTGGTGCAGGATTTGCAGCGCGGCGAAACCGAAGACAATATTCTCGACCGCTTGGCCGAGCAGTTCCCGAATATGGATGACACCGCCTTACAAAACGAGCTGGCACGAGTGATTTTCCTGTCAGGTTTGGTCGGCCGCATTGAAGCGGCACAGGAGATGAGCTGATGAATCCGGAAGACATCAAGGCAATTTTCGGCCTAGAGCCGGAAGCAGCGGTCGAATATTTGAAGCAGAAAGGTGTGGCCGTTTCGTGGGATTGGCAAGATATGCTCGACGACGCACACGCTACCGCGTTCACCGTGGCCAAAACCGCAAGCATGGACGTTGCCAATGATATTTATCGCGCTGTTGTCAACGCCGCCGAGACCGGCCAAACTCTGGAGCAGTTCCAGAAAACACTCACGCCGGTATTACAAAGCAAGGGCTGGTGGGGACGCACCCAAGCAACCAATCCGGACACCGGAGAAGCCCAAACTGTTCAGCTCGGTAGCCCGCACCGCCTGAAAACCATCTATATGACCAATATGCAGTCAGCCTACATGGCCGGACGCTACGCTGAAATGATGGATTCTGTCGACACCCACCCGTATTGGCAATACGTCGCTATAAACGACAGCCGCACCCGTGACAGCCACCGTAGAATGCACGGCCGTGTCTATGCAGCAGCCGACCCGGTTTGGGACACCATGTATCCGCCGTTAGATTTCCGCTGCCGCTGCCGCGTGCGTCCATTATCACGCGCCGCAGGCGAAAGCCGTGCCTTACCCAGTCCGACACTTGAGACTCAAACCGTCGACATCGGTAGCAACGAATACACCGGAGAAGCCCGCTACGCCCAACGCACCGGCTTGCGGATTGACGGAAAGTTTGTCGCCCCTAGCGCAGGCTTCAATGCCAACCAAGGAAAAGCCATGCTCTCGCGAATGGCTTCCGTAGCCGTCCAGAAAGCACAATCCGTTCATCCCGATATTGCACGCGTAGCCTTAAAAACCATGATGACCAACAGCAAATTCAAATCCTCATTATCTGCTGTCGATTTGGCATGGGTACTAAAATTAATCAAAGGTTAGATATGCTTGAAATTAATCTTGATACTTCATCACTAGATCGTGGCTTGAGCCAGCTTCTGCAAAACGTAAGTCATCCGCGCAAAATGATGAAAGCCATAGCGACCGAAATGACTTCATTAACTGAAGAAAACTTCGAAAGCGAAAGTTTCGGTGGCAACAGATGGAAACAAAGCCAACGCGCAGCTCAAGGCGGCCAGACTCTGCAACTGACCGGCCAACTTGCAGCCAGCATCTCCACACAAGTAGGCAACGACTTTGCACGTATCGGAAGCAACAAACCATACGCGGCAATCCACCACTTGGGTGGCTCCGCAGGCCGAAACCATAGCATCCAACTTCCAGCCCGACCCTATCTACCAATCAACGGCAGTGGCCAACTTCAAAACGGAGCAGATAAACGCATCCTTGACATTGCAATCGAGTCACTCAGCTCAGGCCTGTAAACACAAAAAGACGAGTAAATTATGCTCGTCTTTTTATTGCACTCTATGAAACTACTTTTCACAAAACCAATCCCACCAAATCCCGCTCCATCCAAAATAATCCCAATTATCTCAGAGACTCTATATATTTATCTCATTGGGTTTCAGAAATCTATCTTTCAGACAGCCTTTTTAAATCAAATAATCAATTAAAACACTGCTTGCAAAACCAAATAGCTGACAACAGACAAAACAGCAGCAGCAGGCAAGGTAATAACCCAAGCAAGGCCGATCGGTTTCATCAATTTCCAGTTGGCATTGCGGTTAACCAAGCCGATACCCAAAACTGCACCCACCAAGATATGGGTACTGGAAACAGGCAAGCCCATAAATGATGCGGCCATCACGACGGCAGCAGCAGAAAGCTCAGCAGAAAAACCTGACGCGGGGTGCATTTCTGCCAAGCTGGTGCCTACGGTTTTAATCACTTCTTTGCCGACAAACCACAAGCCGACAATCAAAGCGATACCGAAAGTCAACATGGCAATCGGCGGCACGGCGTTTTGAGCAGTAATGCTGTTGGTACGCAACACATCCATAATTGCGGCAAACGGACCAATCGCATTGGCAATATCGTTCGCACCATGGCTGAATGCAAAACCGCAAGCGGTAAATACCTGCATCCATGAGAACATTTGAAAAGTCGATTTATCCAAATCTTTGCGTTTTAAACTTTTGGCAAATACAAACGTACCCATCCAAATAGCCGCGCCAATCATGAAAATGGTCAGGAAGCTGTTGACGTTGCTCATACCCAAATGCAGATTTTTCAGACCTTTGAAAATCAACATTGCCGCAATCATCATGCCACCGACAGAAGCAATAAACGGCACCCAGGAATGCAGGGCTCTGTAAGAATCTACTTCACCCTTACGGCTGTCAAAGCGGTGCAGGCCGCGATAATACTCAGACTGCAATTCTGCAGGATCAAAGTCCGGCTCATCATAGATTTGGGCATCGTGCGCCATTTTGGTGGCGTATTCGACTTTTTCAGATTCA